ATGCCAACTGTAACTGTGATACAGCCGACCATAGCAGCAGAACAAAACACAAAGATCCGTTGTGCCGCATACTGCCGAGTAAGCTCAGACAGCGAAGATCAGCTCAATTCCTTTATGGCACAGACAAGATACTATGAAAAGGCTTTTGAAAAGTCTGACAGAGAACAGCTTGTCGATATCTATGCCGATGAGGGAATAACAGGTACTCGTGAGGACAAGCGCGACGAGTTTCAGCGAATGATAAAGGATTGCCGCAGAGGTAAGATAGATAGGATATATACCAAATCTATCAGCCGTTTTGCAAGAAACACAAAGGATTGCCTGAAAAATATAAGGGAGCTTAAAAGCCTTGGAATAACCGTGTTCTTTGAGAAAGAAAACATTGATACCGCAAAGCTGACTGATGAAATGATGATCACCATTATGGGCGGTCTGGCACAGGAGGAATCGATATCTATTTCAAAAAACTTGAAATGGAGTTATCAAAAAAGATTTGAAAAAGGAATTGTAAATGTTTTTTCTGCACCATTTGGTTTTAAGTTAAATAATGGCGTATTAATTATTGACAAAATTCAAGCTCGGATTGTGGAAGAAATTTTTGATATGTTTTTGAATGGTATTGGTTATCAGCGAATTTCAGAAATCTGTCAGAATAAGTACAAAGCGTATAAAGATAAATTCAGTTATTATGGCATTCGATATATTCTTTCCAACGAAAAATATATTGGCGATTCAGTTTATCAAAAAACATTTACGACAAATAATCTTCCATATAGAAAGATTCAAAACAATGGACAATTAAACAAATATTATATTCAGAATACTCATGAAGCAATAATTTCGATAGAAATATTTGAAAAAGCTCAAAAATTGATTGAAAGCAGAAAACATAAAAATATAGTGTCTGAATCACCGTTCAGAGGAAAATTGATATGTGCCAACTGTGGAACAAAATACAAACGCAAAGATAGTAGAAATAAAATATACTGGGTTTGTCGCAAACACGATAATTTAGCAGAATTGTGCATGAATAAACGAGTTGAGGAAAAGTTTATCAAGCAAAGTTTTATAAGACTTCACAATAAATTATGGCATGATTATAAGCAAATACTTGTACCTCTTCAAACAGCATTGCAGGACTTAAAATTCAGAAAATTCAGCGGTAAAACTCAAGTAATGGACATTAGCAAAGAAATCGCTAAGCTTCGTGAACAGACTCATGTACTTGCAAGATTGAAAACAAAGGGATTTCTTGACGAGGCTAAATACATTGAGCAGACTACTGAGTTTACGGCAAAGATCAATAAGCTGCAAGCAGAGCTGAAAAAGCTTACACGCTCAGACGATGAGGACGAAACACTTGATAAGATCGAAATACTTATCGACTTCTTTGAAAAAAGAGATAGTCCTATGACAGAGTTTGAAGAAACGGCATTTGAAAGCATTGTTGATAAGATAGTTGTTAAAAGTCAACATGAGCTGGAATTTCATTTGATAGGCGGATTAAAGTTTGAAGAAAAAATATAGCCAAACTGCCTTGCAAGTCAAATCGCAAGGCAGTTGATGTTTGACAAGCAAAATCCAAAAAACTGACAAGCAAAACGCAAAAAAGTGATGAAATGTTTCAACAAAACGAAACACTCATCACTTTTTTTGAATTATCGAGAATTTTTGAAACGTATTTTTTACAGCTCTAAAATGTCATTTAAATCGCATTTTAAAAATCTGCAAATCAGCTCAAGATGTGAAAATTTGAAACCGACAGCGATGTTATTGCAAAGCTGTGAGATTGTGGACGGTCTGATGCCTGTCGCCTGCGCAAGTTCAGCCTGAGTAATGCCCCTGGAATTAAGCAAAGCCCTTAATTTTACTCTCATGATTACCTCCGGTATGTTTTTTACAACATAAATAACGAAATCCGTTATTTATTCTCTAAAAAAAATACTAGAAATTTGTGATTATTACCTCTTTGAAATCACCTGATGAAAGACTGTTATTGCGGGTGACCGCCTGAATATTGTAGTCTTTATACAGGTCTCTCACATACTTGTCATCGTTGTACGACAGTACAAATCTGCCCTTGATCTGGTGAAGAACTCTGCAGAGCCGCTCATGGTCATCCTCGGTAAATTTAACAGTGTAATGCCGCTCTGTCTTGTGGTATGGAGGATCGCAGTAGAATAAAGCTTTCTCACGGTCGTATACCTTGATAAGATCCTCAAAATCTTTGTTTTCGATCACTACTCCATCCAGTCTTGCCTCGATATCTGCGAAATTATCTGTGTTAAGCCGCTTTTTGTTGCAGCCGAACGTTCTCAGACTTGCTCCGAAGCCTGTCTTGACAAGCACATAGAACATAGCAGCCCGCTGAATGTCTGTAAATCCGGTTACAGATATGCGCTCACGGCAGTCAAGGAACATTTCCCGGCTGTTTAAATAGTATTTTATCTCCTTTTTAAGCTCATCAGAATGATATTTTAAGCATCTGAAAAAGTTGACCAAATCACTGTTGGCGTCATTATAGATCTCTAGATCAGCGTGTTTGCCTTTTGCAAAAAGTATAGACCCGCCTCCGCCGAATACATCGATAAATCTGTTGTAGCTTTCAGTAGGCGGGAAAGACTTGATGATCTTACTTTTAAGCTGGCTCTTTCCACCAATCCATGGTATTGGACTTTTCATAAATATGACCTCCTTTTAATATAGTATACAGCTCCGAGCGGATTGCCCGGAGCTGTTACTTTTAAATCTTTTTAAGCCAATCAGCAACAACATAATAATGCTTGCGACCAAGCTTGATTTTTCTCCAGTAGTGACCGTGATGAAATTCATAAAAATCATCAGCGACTTTTACCGGAGTATTATCTTCGAGAACGCCAACGATCGTTCCGGCGGTGAAGTTGCAATCGCTCCTGTAATTAAGCCTAGTGACTGTCACCATTTGGCTGTATGATGTTTCTTTTGTATCCATAAGCTACTCCTTTACTTTATCGTTGCAGACAGCTTTTTAATAAATTTAGTCCCCGCAATACCGTTCTGAGTATAGCCCCACTTTTTCAACAGAGCATTGACCGCCTTTAGGGTACCGTCTCCGAACGTGCCGTTGTTGTCAAGTTTGTACCCTGCCAGCATAAGGAGCTGTTTCAGTGCAAGAACTCCATCGGATTTATCACCTTTCTTAAAGCCCGAACTGTCAAGTACCTTAGACGTGCTTGTGTTAGTAGCCTTAAACCCGTTAAGCCCCTTAGCCTTTATCACAGACGGGTAATCCACATAGCAGTAATCCATGTCTACCGGCACGGAAACACCGCTGACCTTGCCCGTTGAGCTGTACTGCCACATACCGTGTGTGCCGCCGTAGTTGCACTTGCTGTTGTATTCTGCAATCCACAGTGCATAGCGTCTTGCGACATCATTTGTTATGTAAGTCTGGAGCGGACTTCGGCTGATATACAGACCTGCGAAGTAGCCGGCTTCCTCCAGCGTAGTGCAAAAAGTTTTTACCATGTCGGAGCATACCGTTTTACCGCGTGCAAAAGCTTTCTGCCACTCCAGATCAAAGTAAATCGGGTATTCAAAAGTTTTGCCCTTGATGTAATCGAGACAAAGAACTGCGTCCTGTTTCGCACCGGATACTGTTGTCTGCCATGTATAGTAATATGCGCCGACGTCAAGCCCAGCTGCCTTTGCATTTTTGTAATGCGTTTCAAAAAGCGGATCTTTTACTACACAGTTCTTCGTGTCATCCCAGTTATTGCATCTGATAATAACAAAACTGTAGCCCGCCGCTTTGACCTTTGCGAAATCTACGTTTGTCTGATACATAGAAACATCAATGCCTTTAATTGTCGCTGCCATGATAATTATCCTCCTTGTTATTTTTATAGTTTTTCTGATACTGCGTGCCGAAATAGAACGATATCACCACAGTAAATATAGTCAGAAACTGCTCCGACGAGATATCATCCTTGACAGCCAGCACGCAGAAAACCGCCGTGAGCAGTATCGTCACGATAGACTTGACGTCTATAAGCTTTGCAAATTTCTGTTTCATATCTTGCTCACTCCTTTATCTCAAAAGCAAATCTGCTTAACAGATATTTCTTGCCGTTAAGCAGCACTGTCTGCGTGGGCACTGTGTAGTCAGGATAAGTTTGATCATCTTCTAGACCCGATGTGTGTGAAAGAACATGATAAAGGTTTGTAAAACCCTTGTTCAGCGTTGACGACGTCACAGGTGCAAGAGAAGTAATTGCCTTTCGTCTGCACATTGGTCTGTAAGGCATTGACCTTATTGCTGTTCCGTCAGTAAACACGGAGTACTGGTTTGAATTGTTATTTGCATAACTTGTTGCCAAACCATAACTCTTTTCCTGCGTTTCATAGTCAATAACCTCGCCGATAACGGTAAATATCGGAGGTCTTTTGTTCTGATTGCTTTGGATACCAAAAGCAATTAGGTCATTTTGTTTGTAAATTACCCAACGTCTATTATCTGGATACTTGTAAATAACTACACAAGGACATACTAGATTATTTGTTTGTGCATCGAGGTCAAGCCAGCCGTGTTCCTCTGTGTCGCTGAACTGACCAGACAGAAACACTTCATCAGTTACCCACAAATGGAATACAACATTATTCGTGCTTATTGTTGAACCCTCACCGTCATACGTTATCTTCTTGAAATTCCACACCTCGATAAGCTTTGTTATCAGCCCTCTCAGTCCGTCTGTTCCCTCATATATTTTCATCTTCGACCGCCTCCGCTATGCCTGTTATACCTATATTTCCGTATGCTTCTCCTACCGACACTCCCACAAGGCTCTGTCCGCTCGCCATATCGGGTATAGTGTCGATAATATCCATATTGCCGTTGAAGTCCTCGATGCTGAACCTGTCCGTTCTGTCAGGCTTTTTAAGCCCGAGATTTTCCGTGAAACTAGCCAACTATACTTCCCCCTTCCGCATTTTTGCCAACTATGAGATAGTACACCTTGAAAGCGTATGTGCCGCCCTGGTCTGAGGTGTGCTCAAGGTATGCCTCCCAGTCGATGTCCCTGCCGTTGCTTGCAACTTTGTATTGAAAGCTCTGCGATTTGAAGTGCTTTTTGTTCCAGTCGCACACCATAAACACCGCAGGGTTCGTGACCCCAGAGGGTATCATGCCTGTGCGTGTGTTGTAAGTCCACTGTGAGCCGTTGTCGGCGTTGACCTTCATATTCACCGTGAAAGACCCCCACCGCATATACAGTGGGTAGAGCCTGTTCACAAGGCTTACTATCTGCGCCGCTGTCTTTGCACGAAACACCGCTGTACCGCCGTCTAAAAGCTCGTCCGTCTGTTCGCCCGAGTACCGCAGCTCATACTCCTCCTCGCCCACTATTTCTTCAAGAGCTGCCACCCTCGCCGTGAGCTGCTGGATAAGCTCCTCAGTGGTGGGCGTTGTCTGACCTGTGTCCGCTGTATCGGCAGTATTCTCCGCCTGCGTATCAGCCACAGTTGTTATCTCATTTTCGTCCATTATCTCGCCTCCTAAAGCTGTTCTTCCACCGACAGACCCACCGCAGAAATATCGGCTGAAAGTCCGCCGTCAAAATTGAATCCTATGTTAGTTATTGGTATATCGTAGCTTTCGCCGCTGTCGCTGACGTATGTCACAACGTCCCCGACGTCAAATCGTGGGTCGCCAAGGCGGTGAAAAAGCTCCGTTGTATACCACGAAAAGCCGCCTATCCTATGCCACAATGACCGCAGCAGCGACATTGTCATATATGGATTCTCAAACTCCACCACGCGCCCTGCCGTGCCTGTGGTATTGCCCAGCCGCAGAGTTTCGCTGTCGCTGACCTTGCAGACAATGCCTGCGAGGATATTCGGACGTTCTCCCAGTGTTGGCAGGTCGATAGTGTTATTGTCCAGTATCTTCACGCTCGAGCCGTACCATTTGCGGACGTATCTGCCGTATCGGTCAACAAAACCGAACTCGCCTTGTGCCGAAGCTATGTAACTGAGCATCTGCCGCATTGTGGTGTCTTTGGGTATAGAGCTTATTTTGAAGTCGAAGTTTGCAGTTTTCAGCCTTATGTGACCCTTGCCGTAAAGCCTTGCTCCGCCCTTTGCACGCAGCTTTGCAGGGATGGTGTAGTCGTTGCCGTTTTGAAGTCCAAGCTGCTTGCAGATATCGTCTTCAACAGCCTTTGACCACGCAGGCAGCTTGACCTTTGGCACATAGGTCTTGTCCGAAAAATACAGCCTATCCGCAAAAGTGACCTCAGTATTCCCGCCTGACTTTTTCGATTTGACACAAGTAAACCGCCCAAGGGGTATTCTCTCTCCGTCAAGCACCTCTCCAAGCTTGCTTATCTGCTCAACTGTCAGCTTTGAAAGTTCTGCGTAAGTGTAGGATTCTAGGGTGGAGTAGGTGGTAAATGCCGAGCTGTCTTTCATATACAAACTGAAAACATACTCATTTCCAAGATACTTAGTTCCGTCGTCAACCAGCTCCGCCGTCACACTCTGAGAACAGACAGCTCCAAGCTCTATATCATCACTCAAAGAGGTTGCTTGAATGTCCGTCTGAACGTTCTGAATGCCGTCATATGCCACAGGTGCTCCGCTCTGAGCGTCCTCTATCCACATACCCCACAAGGCTTTGTAACTCTCTATCCTGCTTGTTATCTCATTGCTTGCTATGGTGTACATATGTCCTCCTAACGTTCTGCGAATGTGACAGTACAGCTCTTGTAATACTCACCGCCGTCAAGTCTGACAAGCCCCTGCGGTACATAGTCACTTGCGTTGGCGGATATAGAATAATACTTGCCGTTGTGCCAAAACTCCAGTTCTGCAAAGTCGGGTCCGTCCTCGATAAGGGATTGTATCTCGGCTGAATCTGCGACAGGGAGCATTGTCCACTTGCAAGGCAGTTTGTATTTGCAGAACTTTCTTGCACCCACAAACAGGCCTGTTGTGTTCACTCGTCCTGAGCCTGCCGTCCATTCGTAACAGTTTACAGGGCTCCAGCTATCAGGGTCAGGGTCTGTCACCCACACGCCGTTTATCTTTAGCAATGTTCCTGTCAAAATGCACTCACTCCCGTCTTACGTTTATACTGATTGTTGCTGTCCTGCATACACTTGAAAAGCACCTTGCTGTCAACTGTTCCGAAGAACACAGGGTCATAAGCTTTCAGCCAATCAAGTATAGCGTTCAGCACCCTTAACACCTCGTCAAGCTTGCCGTTATCAAGCATACCTTGCAGTTTGCTCAGAGGTGAGATCACCTCCGGGTCTGCTTTTGCGTTCCTGTTATCGCCCACCATTGCAAGGGTCGGTGCTGTCGCAAGTCCGCCTGTGGCAAGCTTTGGTATCTCAGGTATGCTTATTGTGTCAAGATCAAAGCCGAAGGTTTCTCCGCCTATGCCAGGCACCCAATCAGGCACATCAAAACTCAGGCTGTTAATGCCGTCGATTATCCAGTTGACCGCACTTTCAATAGCACTGGTCATTTTGTTTACTGCACCGATAATTAGGTTTATAGGTGCTTTCACAACGCTGTAAAGCGTATCCCACACGCCTTTGAAGATCTTCTTTACACCCTGCCAAGCCTTCTTCCAGCTACCTGTGAAAATGCCTTTTACGAACATTATAATACCGTTGAGAATGGTCTTTACGCCTCCGAAAGCGTCTGAAAAGGTCTTTTTGAACCACTTGCCTATGCCTTTGAAAACGCCCTTGACAGCGTTAAGAAGCTTTGTGAAGATCTCCTTTATCTTTGCAATACCCTCAGATACGGCATTATACAGACCTTGTATGATATATCCGCCCATTTCAGCCATGACCTTACTAGGGCTGTGAATACCAAAACAGTTCTTGAAGCCCTCAATAAATGGTGTAAGAACATGGTCATAAAGCCAAGTGCCTATGCCCTTGAAAGCGTCAACGATACCTGTGAAAAGCCCCTCAACGATATTACCGCCACAGTCCTGTATCTTCTCCGTAAAGTAGTCACGGATACTGAAAACAGCGTCCTTGATAAAGCCCCACAGCACCGATACCGCACCGCCTATAGCTGAACCTATTGCCTTGAAAAGTTTTGTGGCAATGCCGCTCCAATCTATTGTAGAAATGAACGTCCACAGCTTTTCGCCTATGCCCTGCCAGTTTACAGTTTGCAGGAAATTTATTGCCGTATCAAGCAGACCTTTCACGCCCTCAGAGATAGTCGTTCCTGCCTTGCCCCAATCAATCTCATCAAACCAGCCGTTCACAGAAGTGCCTATGGACGAGCCAAAGCCCGACCAATCAAAGGTGGTAACGAACGAATAAAGATAGTCGATGATAGCTTGCCATTTTGAAGCAAGGGTCTTGCCGATAAGCGACCAATTCGTTTTCTTTATACCGCCGTTAAGAAAATTAGCCGTACCCTTGCCGAAGCCTGCCCAATCGAACTTCTTCATAAAGCGGTATCCTGCGCCAAAAATTGTGTTTATGCCTCCGCCGAAGCTGTCACCAAGTCCTGTCCAATCAACGCCGTTTATAAAGCTGTTCAGACCGTCTGTAAGCTTATCCACAAAGCTATTCAGCTTTTTCTGAATACCGTCCCAGTTGATGTATGCGAAAGCTCCGTTGACCTTTTCAGCCACAAGAGAGCCAACTCCTGCCCAATCGCCCGACTTAATGGCGTCTTTCATACGCTCCGCCCAATCTGGAAGCTGAACGTTGTCGCCGTTTATGGCTGAGTAATCAATGCCGCCCTCTGAACTGTCTGTATCGGACTTGCTCTGATCCGGTGCAACTCTTACAACGTCAAAGTCTGCAAGATAAGTGTCCTGAGTTTTCTTTATCTTCTCCGCTGACTTCTGTGCCTGCTTTGTCGCCTGCAAGGACTTCTGATAGGTGGTGCCGAAAAGCTCAGAGATAAACGCCGCCACAGTTTTTGTCGCCACTGCTACGCCCGTCATAAGCGTATTGAGATACGGCATTACTGTGTTCATTATCGGTGTGAAAGCTATGGTGAGGTTTGCTTTTATTTCGTTTAAGGACTTGGCAAATTCTTCGTTGCCTGAAACAGCGTTTGATACAAGTGACTTTAAGCCTCTGAAAATTGCATATGCACCAGCCATTAGAAACACTGATTTTGCCGCCCTTTTGAGAGAGTTTGTCAGCCGTGACAATGGCTTTGAACTGCCGTGTATAACGCTTGTGAGCTTGCTGAACTTTGCTTTCACAGTTTCAACAGCCTTTGAGCCAACAGACTTCATTGCTTTGAATGATCCTACAAGTGTAGTCTTTACAAGGCTTGCCGCTCTTTTTACCGCAGAAGATATCACAGAGAAACTTTTTCCGCCCTCTTTGATTTTTGCACTTAATTTGTCGCTCATATCATACAGACCTATCAATTGGCTTTTCAATTGTTCGATTTTATTTGACAACTTTTCTGATTCCATTGCGTCATCAGTTGTTGCCAACTTAGTCTGTAATCTTTTTATTTCAGCTTCTGTTCGCTCAATAGCGTTTTGGTTTATCTCAAACTTTTGCTTGAGCCTTTCCAATGGGTCGGCAGCAGTTTTAAAATCCTCTGATATTTTCGCTGCCGCCGAAAGTGCTTCTGTTCTCAGCTTTTCAGCCGCACTGCTAGCTGCTTGTTCTGCTTCTGCAACAGCGGTGGCTGCTATTGCTTCGGTATCCAATGCTTGTGCATTGCTTAGATCTCCTATCTTGGCTTTTGTCTTGTCGATAACAGCCTGTTGACGTATCATCTGAGCCTCAACGCTATTCAGCTTTCCAATGAGTTTATCAATTCCGCTATCATCTGTATCGGCAAGCTGACCGTTAAGCTCTTTATACTTAGCCTGCAACAGGCTCATTTTTTCTGTTGCATTTTCGAGTTGGAGATTAAGCCTTTCAAATTCACTTTCAGGTATTTCAAAATCACCAAAGCTCTCTGTCGCTGTTTTAGCCGCCTCGTCAGCCTTTGCCGTAATTTGCTGAGCGATATCATCAACCTCAGCCTCTATCTTATCAGGGTCATACTCAGGATTGTAATGTATCTGCACAACTTTAGGCTTGATGTTTTCGATTTGGTCGGTGGTGTTTTTTATATGCTCATTGGCTTTATCGATTTCAGACACCACCTTTGCAGTAGCCTCCTGCATACTCTTCTGAGCGATCTCCGACGCACTGCCAAAGCCCTCGTCTATGGCTTTAGCAGTCTTATCCATAGCGTTCTCAACAGCTTTCTCTGCCTGCTCTACTGGCTTTGAAAAGCCGTTCTGTATGCTTGCAGATATCTTGTCAAGCTGCTCCTGCACCTTGTTTTTTATCACAAGGTCAAGAGATATAACACCAACACTTGCTCCGTCTGCCATTACTTATCACCTGCCTTTCCGAACATTCCCTTGAACAGCCTTTCAAAGTATCTCGCAGTTTCAAGCTTGTCTTGCTCTGTGAACGTTTCTCTTGCTTTCTGACTTCTGAACGCCGTCCATTCTGAGCGTATCTGCTTTTCAAACCTGTCGAAATTCTTTATGATGTCCTTGTTGTCCTCGCTCCTGATACGAACGACCTGACCCAGCGGCGTATCGTGCATAATCCCTGCAACGAGCCTGTACCAATCGCTGTAATGCAGATTTTCCTGCTCTGAGGGCAGGATATTGTACTGCTTTGCAATGGACTGTATGATAAGCTCTCGGTCATAGTCAAGATCGTACCAGCTTTCTTCAAGCTTACTCTGCGTTTTCCTGCGGAAATCGAGCCTCTGTCTTTTCTGCGTCCTCGCCTGTTACCGCTGAGATAACAAGAGTGAAAAGCTGCTGATATGCCGCCCAAGGCATATTCATTGCCTCTATTTCCTTGTAGTCCTTTGATGCGAACGCAAGCTTGAAAACCTCGTCTATCATATCAAGGTCTTTCTTTTCAGCGTTCTTGTCGCAGATGTCAAGTATCTTCTTGACAGTTTTCTGCCTGTCGTCCACAGGGTAGACCTTGTCGCCTACTCTTATCTCAGGTGTACCTGTAAGAAGCTTGCTGTCGAGTGTATACATCTTTGCCATAGTTATTATCCTTTCTGATATATAAAATTAGGAGAGCGCTTTGAACGCTCCCCTGTTTTGTCTGTGTTCTTACGCTGTCGCCTCTGTAAACTCAGGCTTGCCGTCGGAAGCAAAGTCGAACGCAAGCGGTGCAACTGCTGTCGAATCTCCGCCGCCCCATTCTGTTACGCTGACAACGCCCTTGATAACAAGCTTTGCTCCGCTTGGGAAGTTCCACACAAGGGTTGTGGTCGCCGCAGCTCCTGTTTTGAGTGCAAGGCTCTCGATGTAGTCATTGCCTGCGTCACCGACGTTTCTCTTGCCTGAGATACTGATAGTGATAGACTTACCAGTGAGCAAACGTCTTGTCCACCCCTGCTGATCAAAAGGCTTCCACTCCTCGATATTGCCGTCAATGGATACTGAAAAGCTCTCCATATCGGCAATAGTCACAAGATTGCTCTCTGTCGAGCCGTCGCCGCCTGTCTTGTCTATCTTGAACTGGTTGTCGTATACGGGATAAACTCCTGTTGTGTTTGCCATACTCATTCATTCCTTTCGTAATATACTGTTGCCTCGATAACATATTCACACACGCCTCGCTCGTCCCTGCCAACAGAAACAGGCTCTTTGCATTCGAGATACTTTACCGTAAATCCGTCACCCTTATACTGACGGATATCGGATAGGATATCAAGAACGCTTTGAGCCTTTATCTCTGCCTGCGTGGGAATATCAGTCCAATGAATAAGCACCGAGATATGTTTTTCAAGTGTTTTTGTGCAGGCTTTTCCGCCTATGCAGATACGCTGTGGCTTTGAGGTCTTTGCGTTGTACACGCCTATGCACTTGTCAAAGTTGCCGTCAATAGTGCCTGCATACACGTCCTGCAAGTCAAGGATATCGCTCAGCATATCCGCTATGTTAAGTAAAGTCATACGCCTGTCCTCTTTTTGAACTCTGCCACAAACTCATTCTTGGCAAGGTCCTTTTTACTGCCTGTGATATATGGCTCAAGCCAAGCCGCACCTGCGTTAGGGTTATTGCCTTTCTGAAAATGATACTCAGGGTGATAGTACAAACGTCTTGCCTGCGGAGAGCCTGTCACAAGACTTGCCCCACTTTCGTCAGCGTGGACAAAGGTCTGATTATTCTGCATATCGCCTGTATCGAACGGCATTGTCTGAGCACTCACAAGGTCTGCCCTCACCTGCTCCATAGCCACCTCAGCAGACTTCACAGCGGCGTCCTCGATAGCCTTTATCGCCTGCATATCAAGCTTTATTTCAATGCCCACTATATCAGCTCCAATCTTGTGTAATTCACCCTGCCGTCAGGGTCTTTGGCTTTCTCAGAGCCATATATCTTGTACGTCCTGCCGCCTATGACCGCATAGCCCTCTATAACAGCGTTATCGGGGGCTATATCACCGCAGAAAAGAGCCTCGCCTGACAAGGTTATAAGCTGTTTCTCTGCGGATAATTTCTGCCTTGACTTCTCAGAGTGAAAGCATTTGCCCTCAAATATGACCGTCTGCTTCTTTGAGCCGTCACGATTAAGTCCGTCCGTTCGATAGACCTTACAGGGCGTTTTGCATACCCTTTCAGGTACAAGCTGAGGAAACTTCATCACATCAGCCCCCTGTAACATAGTCCTGTCTGCATAAGCACATTGTAGACCTGACGTGTTGTGATAACGCCGTCAAGAGATACCACCTTTGACTTATCGAATGACATTGAAACTCCGCTTATGCTGTAAGCGCTCAGAGGGCTTTCTAACAGCTCCGAATTGTCATAGATGAATTTCATCTGCAAGGCTGTGGAACGCTTTATACGCTCTCTCTGAAAGTCTGTGAAGCTGTCAATGCCCTCTGCTGTTATGCGGTTGAAAGTCAGCGTGTCGATATCGCTTTCAGCCCTTTGCAGTATAGCTGAGAACTGTTCTTCCGGGATATCACACTCAGGACAGATATTGCAAAACTCAGTAGAGGTGAGGTACATATCCCTCACCCCTTACTCGCTGTACTCTGCTGTGTCAACGTCAGCGTAAATGCTGTCTATCTTTCCGTCCTTGCCGTTTGGGAAAGTGAAAACATCTGAGAACGCTCTGTTCTGATAGAGCCAGCCGTCCCCCTTTGTGTGTCCGCCCGGAGCAAAGCTGTAAATGCTGTTGATCTTAGGTACTATCTTTGTGGTCTCAGGTGTTGCGATAAGCACGTTTATCTTGTGTGAGCCTGCGACCTTTTCATAGTATGTATCAAGTGCAGACTTGCTCGGTGTGCCTGATACCTTAGTGTAAGAACCGCTTGATTCGGTGTAATACTCCTTACCGCTCACGATATCGGTATCAGCGGTCTTTACATAGCTTGCAGCGCAAGGCTCAAAGCCGCCGTCCTCAGGGTCAAAGTTGAAGCGGTCATAGAAACGCTCATCATCAATGACCTCCATGATAGGCACACCGTCAATGTCGGTCACTCTTGTTCTAAGACCAAGTCCTCCCTCTGCGATCTGCGTCATTTCTATCTTTCGTGTGAACTTGTCAGACTGCTCCAGCAGGTCCATAATTGTGGAAGTCACATACATAATGAGCGAGCCGTTAGACTTGTATCTTCTCAGCTTGCCTGATGAAAGAAAGCCTTTGAGCTTGTCGAACACGTTACCCTTTGTGTATGATGAAGCGGCTGTTGATGAGTGATAGCCCTCAAGTCCTGCCGCTCTCTGAGCTGTCTTTGAGAAGAACAGAGCGTCAGTTTCGGGAGCGGACTGTGTTTTCTCAAATACCTCTGAGATATTCTTGATAGACGCTGATGAGTTCGTTTCGTCAACATCAGCCTTATCCACAAGAAACTCAACATCACGGTCGTGTGTGAGAGTGAAAGGCACGTCCGTCTGAACATACTTACCGGTGTTCCAGCCGCCGTTTCTGTTGTGGCTCTTGTAGCCTGATGTTGACATCTGTGTGAAGTGGAAAGTCTTTGCGTCAAGCCACCTAACGTTCTGTGTGATGAACGGGCTTGACAGTGTTTCCTGGATCCTTATCTCCAAGAGTTCGGGGTTCCATACTTCTGCGTAATTAAGATTTGGCATGATTCATTCCTCCTGTTTTTACTTGAATTTGTTCCAGCGTTTCTGCGCTGTTGGTTTGCTCTGTGGCTTCTTTTCATCAGTATCCGAAGATCCTGCACCGACCTTGAAACCGCCCTGCTTTTTGCCGTCGGACTTTTTGCCGCCCTCACCTTTCATATCCGGATACTTCTTCACAACCGCAGAAAGGGCGGCGTTGATATCCTGCTGACTGCCGTTTCTCACATAGCTTTCAGCCACCGCAACGGCGTCCTCGATACAGTCGGGCTTGATACCAAGCTGCATAGCGGCTATCTGAGTTTTGAGCCTGAGTATCTCCTGATCTTTTTCGTCAGGTGCGTTCTCTGCACTGTCCTGCTTGTCGGACTTATCCTCGTTTGGCTGTTCCTGCTTATCTTCCGCAGGCTTGTCGGCACCCTCACCGTTCTCGTCAGCCTGACTATCGTCCACCGCAGGCTGTTCCTTGCCGGCAGAGTTCTCATCTGCCTTGTCCGCAGGCTTTTCCTCAGCCTTTGGCTCGTCCTTTTTCTCCTCGTGAGTATCGGGAGTTTTCTTCTCCTCCTCATCAGGGAGTTTCTTTTTCTCGTCCATTTTCTGACCTCGCTTTCTTAATTTTGTGTATGAAAAAAGCACCCGTTAAGGTGCTTAGTTCCGATGTTTGATTACAGCTCAATGCCTTCAAGTTCTGCTCTGAGTTCGAGAAGATGAAGATATTCACCCATTGTTCTTTGCTGAGCTCTTAGCAAATCACACCTGTAACTATCCGCCGCCGAAATGTCTACACGTCTGCTAGTGCAAAGTTTAACCTTCAGCTTGGTGTTGTACGCTTTAAGCTTTTCATAGCGTTCTTTCACCTCTGAATATTCTTCTTTCAGCCTTTCTTTCCAGTCCATAATATCCGTCCTTTCTGATTTTGGGTATAAAAATACCGCCTCGCCGTAGCGGAGCGGTTAGATTTATAACTGACCGATATAATCCAAAATACTTTCGCACATCAAGCCTTCTTCATTTGGATTATAATTTTCATCCAAACAGTTCAAAGTCAAGTAATCACCAACTTTATCTTCTATGACATCAAGTTCATCATTTGGGTCAATACCAATAGAAACAAGAAACTCTTTTTGTTTTTCTGACATTATAATCACTTCCTTTTGTACTTGTTGATTTTGTTCTTGCCTGTTTTCCATATAGTTGCGATAGTTCCAGTTTGGGGATTTACATTAACAGTTGCTTTCTCACCAATAAATCGTTGGCTTGGTCTGCCCAAACTATCAATTTTAATTTCATCAATATACAGCGGATTTATAAGTGCATCTTTTATATCATTTACAGAAACCTTTCTTTCGGAAGCTCGCTCTTCCATATGTTTTGAAAATTTCGTTACACCAATTCCGTTAGATGTTGTTAATTCAATTTTATCATCTTTTTCCTTTTCTGTCAAGCCGCCATACACTTTCTCCCTAGAATAATCCCTCCGCAGAACTTCGCTGTTAGCGTTTATAAAGGCTTTCAATTCCTGTTGTGCCTGCCTGAGTTTCCTGCGGTATTCTTTCGCTGTGTCGGGGTCAAGCGTTCCCTCGGCAAAGCGTTTGAACTTGCGTATCTTTCGCTCCATTGCACGCTGTTTCTGTTCAAGCTCTCGCTGCTCTTTTATCTTCTCCGCCGGTATCGGCTCAGGTATCTGCGTTCTGCCGTGTATATACTGCGTCATTGTGTGACGGCAGTTTGGGTGAAAAAGCCCGTTCTTTACGGCGTATGACAGCAGCCAAAACCACTCACCGCAGTAATTTGACTTGCCTTGAAACTCGTCCTTTTCCCCCTCCCATACCGTGAACACATCATCAATGTATACTTGACCTTGCCAAGGCTCACAGGTCTTTGAACAGCCGCCATACTGCGACACAAGCACCGTATCATAGCCAAGCTCTGCAAAGCGTTTCGCCGCACCCTGCAACGCTGCCCTTGTGGACGTTGTCCGCAGAGCCATTTGCACATAGTCGGCAATGTTCACTCGCTTGCCGTCAGCGTATACGATACAGTTTATGCCCTTGTCGAGGAAGTCCCTTGTGGCAAGGTCGATAGCCTCGTTAAGCGTCATAGAGCCTGTTCCCATTGCAAGCTGTACCCTATTCAAAGTCTGCCTGTAAATATCGTCTGTCATTCGCAGAGCGGCTGTTTCAGCGGTCTTTTCAAGGGTGGTGACGTCTTCCATAAGCTTTGCCATTTTCTTTTCGTTCACGCCAAAGAAATGCTTGTCGGGGATAGGTGTTATAGGCTCGTCAGAAAGCTCCTGAGCACTCCGTTGTGCCTGCTGCTGACCCTCTTGAAACTGCTCCGTCATAAGCTGTCTTGTCTGATCGTCGATAACGTCAACGTACTCATTCATGATGTCGAGGTTTTCGTGGCGGAAGTTCTCCATATTTTTCAGTTTCTCAGCCTGCCAAGCAGACCATTCAAAGCCGTAACGCTGCTCTTCCGCCTTGTGCATTTTGAGATTGCGTTTCAGTGAAGATATGAGCCTTAGCTCTATCTCCTCAAATATTTTGGCTATGTCCTTAAAATTAAGCGTACTCATCACCTACCGCAGTAGGCTCACCCTCTGTAAGCCCCTTTTCCTGCATTATCCGCTTGACCTCTGCAGCTTTCCAATCGTCCTCTTTAGAACTGCCCCACAGCTCCTCCACCTGCGTTTCAACTGACATAATACCATATGTGCTTGCCTTGCCCACAGTCTCAACTCTGCTGTCAAAGTCAGGTGCACCGTACTCGCCAAAGTCAACTGTCACCTCATAAGTCTCAGGGGCTTTGCCCTGCATATTGTCATAGGTCATAAGCACCGCAGAAACAAGCTGCGGCAGAGCCTTTTCAAGAGCCGTTGTGATAGTGTTTCGGGTGTTGCCTGTGACGTCTTTCTTCTCTCGCTGAGCGTCCGCACTTGACATCTTGCCCACATCTATGCCAAGCGTGGCAGGAGATACAAGCCCTTGCAGACACATAAGCAGGCAATTTGTATAGCTTGCCACAAACGCTTCATACTTGATATCAGGCTGAACTACTTCTATCTTAGGCACTGCACCCTCTGCCGAAAGCGGTGGGTCAATGCTTATGTAACTGTTGCCGAACTGGTTAGGCTCTTTAAGCTTGCCGTTTGCAGGATCTCTAGGTATCATGCTTTCGGGGATATACTGCTTTACCCTGCCTGCTCTGATAGCGTCCCACCATTGTGAGATCACCTCGTCCAAAGCGTCAAAGCAATCAGACTTACCGCCGTCAAAAATGCTCTTGCCCCTGTTCGTATACTTTCGTGATGAAAAGAATTTCAGCGGCACAGCCATTATATACTCGCCATCAAACTCAGTTCGGGGCGGTATCTGTGCAAGGCAAGGCACGTTGTCCAAACCGACCTCGTGACCGTTATCGTCATACAGACGGCTTTCTATGTACCCCTTACCGTAATGCTCTTCAAGGTGAAATCTCTTTGAGCCTGCATAATGCACAGAATGAAAAATGACCTCGTTCAGCAGACCTCGTACAAAGTTATACTCCAACTTGTCAGCACCGATAAACTCGACTATTGGCGTATCAGAAAGCTCAGTATCCACCGATATTTTGAAAGCTCCGTCGCCGTCAACAAGGGCGGTAACTATCGCCTTGCCTGTCAGCTCTGTGAAGTCTATATGCTCGCAGATATTCTCAAAGTCAGCCTTTGCTTTGTCACCTGTGACCTTGATATCGTCCATATCAGAATAGACAATGTATGACAGCGTATCGGTGATTATTGCAGGCAGACCGCTATGTATCTTGCGTATCTTTTCTTTCTCAGGGACGCTGCTCCAGAATGAATTTGTGCCTAAGTTAAGCTGACGAAAGAACTGTGAAAGCTCTGCGGCGTCACCACGATACCAAAGCTGTGACCTTATCACATCTGTCATAAAACCTGTTTTCTCTGTGATAGTTATGCTGTATTCGGGTGCAGGCTGGATATCAAGCCAGTTTCTTATCATATTTTTCACCTTGTTTCCTATGCTGAATTTAGTCAATCTTCACACTTCCTATCTTGTCACGATACGGCAGCCAGGCATACTGACAGGAATTGATAAGGTGGTCGTTGCCGTCCTCAGGCTCAGCCTTATCCTCTTTCCAACTGTATATGTTAAGCTCGCCTGCGTACTCCTTGCAATGCTCAAGGATATAAAAAACACCTGCCGCCAGCCAAGCTGACTGCAAGTGTATTCGGTCAATTATTTTCGTTTTCTTGAATGCCGGGATAAAATTATATATGCTGCCTGTGAGCCGTCCGAACTTCTGACATTCAAGTATGGTCGCCTGATCTGCGCTGTCGATATACACATCTCGTGCAAAGCCCCACGTCCTGCGATTTTTCTCCAAGAACACCGTGAATATTTTCGGTATGTCGGAGGGCGTGAGCGGCACTTGTCTGTCACGATTGTTGTATACCTCTTCATCGAGCAGAACGCATTTGCGGTCGGCTGTTATGCCCACAAAGGTGAACGCTATGGTATCAGGCGAGGATTGCGAGTAAGCGGTGTCAAGTCCGGCTGAGAAGTACACATAATTGAAAGCTTTCGCCTGCTCTGCTGTCAAGATATTTCGCTTTTGCAGGTCAAACACAAGCCCTGTTGCACGTCCTCTCAGACCGAGTATCTTGTTTTTATACAGCTTTGTGCCTTTCGGAGCGGCAGCCATTTTCCGCTTGATATCCTCATCAGTAAGTGAAAGATTATCACGAAAAGTAAAGAACCAGTACCGCCAATTGGGTACAGGTTCTTCTGTAAGCTCTTTCATTATCTCCGCAGGCACGTCACAGGCGTATTTCTGATACGGACGTGAGCGGTTGACAAACTCTTTATACACAGGGAGAGAGGGGTCGTCAGGGTTGAGGGTCGCCATAAGATAATCGTTTCGGGTTGACATCTCACGGACAAACTCGATATCGGCGGTATTTATCTCGTCGATATAAACGCAGCCGAACTGAGCGCCCAGCACCATTTCCCACTTATCCTTGTTGTCATATCCCAGAACATAGATTATCTTGCCCTCAAACTTGATATGCGGCAGTTTGTAGTCTTTATCACCGTTGCCGAAGTACCGAGCATTGGTGTGCAGGTCAAGAATGCCGTTATCCTGCTGAATGATAGTTTCCTCAGCCTTTCCCGTAGTCTTAGCGGCAATGACGTGAAGTTTCTTTCGGCTTGCCGACACCATACGCATGAACTTTATTCCTGCGCCCACAGTTGTTTTGCCGCTTGCGGTAGTCCCCTCAAGAAAATCCGCAGACACACCTCGAACGCTGTTGATGAAGTCCATATACTTCTGCGACAGGGGAAACTTACTCGTCAAGCCCCTCACCGCCTATCTGAGCGAAAACGTCTGAAAGCTTTTCAGAGGTCTTGACCTCCGCCTGTATCTTAGCCACATACTCTCCTGTCATTTTATTGAGGGTATCGACGGCTCTGATACGGTCAGCAGGGTCATTCTTGCCGTCCTTAGCGATATCAGACAAGAGTGCCTGCCTCTCCTTTGCGGTCATTATACGCTCGTCCTGAGCTTTCTCAGACAGTTCACGGATATACTCCGCAACACTAGGATTATCTAGGATTTTGCAGGCGTCAGCTTTCGCATACTTCTCGCTGTATCCTGCCTTTATAGCACTCTGAACGGTGTTGCCGCTCTGAGCATAGTATTCTGCAAATTTCTTTTGCCGTGCTGTCATGAGAGGCACCGTCCTTTCTTTATGGTATGAAAAAAGCCCCGACAAGCGGAGCTTTAAGTTATTTTACAAGCATAAAAATAGCCAATCTCTATTCTTTGACATTAACAAAAAAATGTCGTTCGCAAATCAAATTATCAGGAGTTAATTCAACATCATCTGTATCTGACTCAGACTCTTTTGCAAAAGCTAATATTCCATATTCGCCACTCTTGTTTATTGTTTTGTAGTCCATTCTTACTTTTGTATGACCAAAAATAATTTGTCCCTTACCAAAAGACCATTCATTCGACACTCTTTTTTGGCTAGCTTTTCGTGACTCAAGAAATTCTTTGGATGGAGGGATTATAAAACTATCAATGTGGAGAGCCTCAATGCCTTCGCTGACTTTTCTTACTAAAACATATCTAATATCGTATTTCTTATTTACAACGGCACTCGTAATAAAGTCAATGTAAAATTCACCAACAGCACCTTTTTTTATCGTTATCTCATCAAATTGATTGGTAATATTATATCCATCGCCAGAAATATCTGCAGCTATAATTGGTACAATATTAATTCTCTCATTAATCATCGCCATCACCCTTGTTATTTATCTCAAATGTCAAAGCCTTTGAAATCTTATCCAAATCAGTTTTATTACGAACATCATCTTGTGATTGTATCTTTATAGAGTTATTGCTAAGACCATATTTGACTAGTTGCTCCTTAGTTTCTGCTGTATTATTCAATATTTTGTTCATAAGTATTTGATTTTGAGTATCCAACTCATTTTGTTTATCAAAGTTATAAAAACTTAACCCAAGTGAAAAAACAGTAGCAACAAGAGCAACTAATCCAAGTATAATTCCAACCCAACTATTTATAATTGATAATTCTATATTTTTATCATAAATTAAACTAAAAGCTACCAACAATATAAGTGAAGTGGTTATTGCATATATAAACCATGTCCAAAAATGTTTTCTAACATATACAATCAGCTTTTCAAGACCTGTTGCTTTTTTTACTCTTTCTTCATCCAATGATACTCACCCCCCACAAAATATAGGATAACAAATTAATTATATATCCTTGCAAATAACTTGTCAAGTTAATATTTAATTACAAAATTGATTACTCTATTGTAATATATGTATTAATCACAACGCAAAAGACACCCCATAGGAGTGCCTCTCACAAATATATTATAAGGAGTTTTGTAAATGGTGGAGCAGATGTTAAGCTGGCACGCTCTCGACCTGCATACACCGCCCGAAGCCCGAAAGCTTGGCGGCGGTTCAAATATTATGTGTTGGCTTTTACGGGCAACCAACTGACCGTATGGAACAGAACGCAAGCTCATGCACTCACGTTCTGCATAAGCCCCTTACGGGGCTTAGAAAATTGGAGGTGACTTCAATGAAAGTACAAGTCTGAGGTACATCTACACTTTCCTCAGTTTAAATTATAACATAGGTAAAACGCACAAACCGCACAACTTTCACTTTTCTTGCAAATATCTTTGAATTTTCATTCGCACTCCGCTCTCTGACATTCTTCCACCACTCACCTGCATAGCTATCTGCAAGTACGTCTTACCCTTGATGAATTTCAGCACAAACATTCGCCGTGTCTGATAGTCCTCTATCCCCTTGATAAATTCCTCCACAGACCTCTGCTCACGCTCTAGCCGTGCCTGCTCGCACAGCAATGAAAGTGTATCACCGCTTGGTAGAAAGCCGTCTATGCGTGTGCTGTGTGGCGTGTAGGACGGCGGAGTGCATACGCTGATACTGTCGGCAACGTACTTGCCTGAAAGCTCTGCCTTGATGTCCTCAATGGCTGAGGCATTCCTGCGGTAGGCTTTCAGGCGTGACATGGTCATTGGGTCGTTTCTTTCCATAGGCTATCTCCTCTCTTATTCCCATCACAACATACCCATTCTTTATTCCCCAGCCGTTGAGGATATATGTTATCTTGTATGTATGTCCTGATATCTCATGTTTTGCGTGTTCTCTTACTGTGCCGTCTGAGCTACGATAAGACGTTCCGTCAGTCGGTATAAATCTTATCAGATCTCCCGTCTGAAAACCCCTGTCATTCTTTCTGACCTCAAAAATTTTCTCACCGCTCAGAACAGCGTCACAAAATTCTATGCTAAGTTTCAGATTATGTGTTTTCATTCTTTTGCCTCCTCGATATCCAACAAACTAAGCTGGTTATTTTTCATATCAAATACTCTGTCACGCCATTCAACGCCGATATAGTCAAGAACTCTTCCCCAGCCGTACTTTGTGCCGTCAGCATCTTCACAACACTTGTTCATCCAGAAATCCCACTCTTTTTCATTTCTTTCACGAAGCCTGTCAAATCGGTGAGGACGCTGTTCCATATGTATGCCGAAACCGCACATTGAACAGCCTGTACGCTGAGAGCTTTTGTTGTGCAAAGCTTTCCGTCAAAGTCACGTTTTATCTCGCCATAGATTGTAGGCACAGGCACATTCAGGTCAAGTGCAAGTTGTAGCAAGTCCTGCCTTGTAAATATGGCAAATGGTGCTGAACGTATCGTGCTTTTGCCAAAGTAATTGCAGCCGTTAAGCATTAGCGATTTTTCACGTCTGCCACCCTCGCTTGCCATAAGTCCTAAGAACGGCACGCTCTTGTGTTGCTTTGCCCAATCATCACACGGCTTTTCTTTCATCCAGAAACAGCATTGTGATGATACCTTAAACGGCGGTATCTTGTAGTCAACGCCTTCGTTTTCATTTTCGTAACCGCCAAACAGTTCAAGCCAGCGCTGAGAAAGCTGCATTCTTGTGTGCTTGCGAAAACCGCCATACTCTCCCGTTTCACCCGTTATGATAGCGTGACGAACTGTCTTGTTCTTGTCCGTAGGGTGTGCAAGCAGTTCTATTTTTGCGGCTGTTTCTTTTGATAGTACAGGAAAACCATATTCCCGTATGATATCTATTTTTGACTTGTATGGGCTTAACTTTATCACACCAAGTTGCTCGTGTATCTGCTGAATAGATTTGTCTTCAAGACTAGATACCGATACACCTGGAACATAACTGAAACCACAGTAATCATGTATAAATTTCAAAAGCGTTATGCTGTCAAGTCCGCCTACCGATATGTGCGTGTTCAGATTTCTTTTGTCACACTCACGAATGAACTCCCTTACTCTGACCTCAGCGTATTTGACTTTGAACTCATACGGCATTTTCTGCTTAGTTTGGAAAGCTGCTATCTTCTGTTCATTGTCTTTGGTACGCTCCTCATAGCTTTTCACTTTTATCCCTCCTCAAATCTCGGGCATTCCGTCACAGTGTATGAATGCAACGTACCGCCCTTTTGTGCCTCGTACATCCTGTGCTGACGTGTCTTCCAACCCTCAACCGGTTTGCGGTCTATGGACCATGCACAGCCTGTAAGGTATTCTCCTGTTATCTTATCCTTTGTC